AATATCTGACTCCTCGACGCAATTATTCCACTCATGCCGTAAGTTAGAGTTGCTTGCCACATTGGTAGCCCCCACCAATCTATTCCACTAAATAGTAAGGTATGGTTACCACCTAAATGATTAGCAGCTAAACTATCTGGAAATTCTGGATTTCCCCAGATGAACCCCATGTTATTGACAAAATCAATTCCATGAAATCCTTCTGACCATTGATTGGGATTGCCTGGCATAAAATTATACTAGATAGCTACTTGATTGACTTATCAAGTGTAATTGTTCGTTAAAATAATTTTGAAATCCAAAATTATTATCTTGTAAAAATCTAACATCAGTTTCATTCCATATAACTGATCTTTTATTTGCAACGTAAGTATTTTCATAATAAACATTCGCAGCAATACTACCTACCATTAAAGTACCATATCCTACTGGAACAGGTCCACCCTCTCCAACTAAATTAACTGGTCCATTAAAAAGATAGGATTGTGGTCCACCTAATACGCCTTGACCATCTCCAATCGAACCTTGATTTGCTGTTGTTGCTTGTTGGGCTTGAAATGGAATCTTTGGCGGTGGTTTAGACAATAGTCTAGTAACTCCATCGGCAATTAAAGCTATGCCAGCAATAATTGCAGCTGGAGCTAAAGCTTTAGGTAGGGGGTTCCAACTTTGTCCAGCGGTAGCTCCTGCTGCTACAGAGCCTATTCCACCAATAACTTCAGCATAACCCCACCAATCGTCCCAACTTGCACCAACAATACTTGGTATTAAATCAATAGATTTTAATTGGTTTTTTTTATATACACAAAACATTTCTGATTCTGGTATTTTTAATGGATCATTTGGAATATCTAGTATTTTCTTATTCAAAACGATATGATATTCATAATTTTTATTATCAATAATCCATTTTCTTAATTTTCTAGTATTGGCTTCTATGGCTCTAAGAGCTTCATTGACGCTAGAGACTTCAAGATTCCATTCTTTTCCAATATCTTCACCTAATTTACCATGTAAAGTTATTTTAACCATATATTTATTTACATTTAAAATAATTAAATTGATCCTGTTTTATATTATATAAAACCATATCTAACATTAAATAATTTGCACAAGATTTATCTAATCCACTAAATTCACTATTGTCAATAGTGTGGCTATGATAGATATATAATATATTGTAGTTATGTTTAATATTTAAAAAATCTCCTATAGAAATTTTAAAAAAATTATTTTTTTGTTTGGATATATTTTTAGTTTTAATGCATTTTATTTTTTTATTATCTTTTACTATAAAACCACAGCATTCATTAGGGAAATCTTCTAATGCATGTCTTTTAATGAAATTTTTAATTGTATTTTTCATTATTGAATTTGATCTAATCCAGGAAATCCTCCAAATGGAAGAAATCCATTTAAATATTCTCCAGTAACATCTTCTGGTAAACCATGAGCATAATTATTCCAAGGATCATGAACATCTGGTCTTCTTGGCCAAGAAGCTGGGCTTCCATCTGTTAAAGCGCTTCCAGTTGCATACCAAGATGGAACGTTGAGTCTTCTAAAATCACCTCCTGGTCCAGCAGCTTGATATCCAGTAATTCTATATCTTCTATAAAAGCTCCAATAATCCCAACCTCCTCTTGACATTGGCCAAACTACTGGTCTAAAATATGGATTTTTTTGCCATCTTAATCTACATGCGTTTATAGTCTTGGAGCATGTATCTGCACCCCAAAATTTTCTATTTGGAGGATTATTGAAAACATCAGAAGTATGATTAGTTAAACATACAAAATAATATTTAATTCCATGATTTTCTAAAAAAACAAAATCTCCAGTTTGATAAAAAGCTCCAGTAACCCAATCTCCACTATCGCCAATTCTAAATTGTCCACTAAAATTTAATTCACTTAACGCGGTTCCTGCGTTAGAGGTAGTAGATATTAATCTCCAATTGGGCCAAATCCCTCTAGAGGGAAAAGTTATTTTATATGTTCCAGCTGGGCTTCCATTTAAATTCCATGTTAATGAATATCCACTAATATCAACAACTGGATTCCAAGATGAAGCTATACTGCTATAATATTGAATTTGATAATTATTATTAATCGCAGAAGTTGAAGTAAGTGAAACTTGAGTTACTTCTGCTTGTATTGGACCACTTAATTCTATAACTTGTTGGGCTGCTGTTGAAGTAACTGCGGTTACCGCTATATTATTATCATTTAGGGCAGCCGCGCATTGGGCTGATGTCCCCGCGTTTAATGTATAACTTGTAAATGTCCAATTTGCCCAATTATTTGTACCTGTGTGTCTAAAATAATTAAGTCCTGAAAATCTTTGTCTTGATTGAACTCCACTTAAAATTGTATTTAAAAATAACTCATCATTTTCAGTTGCAACTGGAGGAGCTTCTAGCGGAAGTGTTATTCTTCTATCTGGATTCGAGACGGTTCCGTAAACTCCACTATGAATTGGATCTATTCTTTTATTATATTCATATAAACATCCTTCTCCTCTATATTCAAATGGACATTTATTGGCCAAAAGAGTTCGTCCTGGTAAAGTTAAATTTTCTAAATCTAAAATTGATACCAGGTTATATTTAAGGGTATTTTTATTTTCTAATTCTTTTCTATCCACATAATAAATATCTCTAGGTAATTCTATTTCTGTTATGGATGGGTCATCTGAATATGGATTATAATTACCAGAAAAATTTAATGGATCTAAATATTTTAAAAAAGTCCTAATTCTTGTAAATTTTCCACCAATAATATCTCCTAATGATTGGACTTGCATTCTTATATATTTATAAAATGAATTGGTATTATTATCTGGCGAATAATTTGTTAAAGTAAGTTGTGGAGTTGGCAATGTTCCTACAGAAACATAATCGAAACCTTCAGCAACCATTGGGAATGGATAGTAATAATTATTTTGCCAATATATTTGGCCTTCATTAAATGAACCATTAGTTAAATTAAATAGATTAAAATTATTATGACATCTTAAAATACCATTTTGCATTGGCTGACCGCTAGTATTAATGAATCTTATTTGTGGATATATGTCACTTAAATCTAATTCATATAAATAAATTGGAGTCGTTGGAGTTATGCTGCTTAATTCTGTATTTAAAGAATTAGATCCACTTGTGATTGTATTAAAAACTTGAATCGCAGGAGATGATCTTGTTGGAAGTGCCATATTATACTGGAACCTCTTGTAATTTAATTTTTATTGTATAATTATTATAAGAATTATAATTTACTGTCCAGGATGGGGCTGTAAATCTTGTATTAAAATTTGTTTTACTGTAAATCGTTGGAACATTGTAAACAAATGAAGTTTGCGCGTTCATTTGATTTAAAAAATGCAATATAGAGATTGCTTCTCGTTCTTTTCTGTTTTCAAAATTAGCGTCAAAACCTACTAAGTTTGTATTTATTCCATCTGGTACTCTTTGTTGGTAGCCATTACCAAATGTCATTATTTTTACTCTTGGCTCAAGAGATATTGATGTTTGATAAGATGGTTTCCAGAAGAAATTCGGGACTAAAGTATTATTAATACTTATATATCCATCCCATTCCACTTGAAGATTTGGTGTCGAAGTTGGATTATTTGCTGCTCCTATATTATTATTTATAATAGAGTAATAATATTTAGAGTTTGATCCAGAAACTATATTATATTTATTATAGTTAACTGTACTAGACCAGCCAGAAACTGTATCGTATATACTTGCCATAACCTTATACCTTTTAAATAATTACACTTGTTTTAATGGTGTAATTATATTAAATGGCTATCTTTTCTTCTAAACAAAATCAAAATATTTATTTAAATGGACAGTTTGTATCTGGAGTTCAGTCTTTAGGGGTATCTTATGATACCAATATAGCGCCTTCTTTAGCTTTAGGCGATACTGGATTTAATTATCTTGTTAATAATCAAAATAAATCTTCTATAAGTTTAGAGTACGTCCCATCAAATATTGATCCAATTCTTTCTTTTACTGGAGAAAATATAATAAGTGGAATGTTGGGATATGCTGATAAATATATAAATTTTAATAGTGGTTATTTAACTAGATATAATATTAAAACTTCTATTGATAATCCTGTAGTTTGCCGTGCAGATATAGATGTTTATGGTCAATTTGCGCAAGTGACTGGAATTAGAAATAATAATTCAATTAATTATAATATAACTCCATATGATCTATGTTATACTGATGTAACTTTTAACGAAGTCCTAACAAATAGATTGATTTCTTTTGAAATGAATATATCTACTAGCCGTATTCCTCAGTATGATGTAGGCCAATATTATCCAAGCGAAGTTCTTGTAGAATATCCTATAAGAATAGATTTTAATTTTGAATTAGATATTGATAATTATATTATGCCAAATATAAAATCATTTTTATTAAACGAAGATATAAGATCTATGCAAATAAATTTTAAAAATTATTCTACATTAAATAACGTATTATCTTTTAATTTTGATAATATAGTTAAAAACAATGAAAGTTTAAATATAAATGTTTCTGAAAACGGAAAAGCTTCTATTGCGTTTTCCACTTATATATTGAGTTAAACCTTCTTTATTCTTTCTATAAGTTCAAATATCTTTGCTTTGGGAATATCTGATATTGAGTTTAAATTTTCTGCATTATCAAATTTCTCTTTAATTAATTTTTTCTTTAATTGATCAAAATTAATGCTTTTATCTTTCATTACTTTTTCTAATAAAGCGTGAGGAGATGTTGGACTTTCATTTGTAGATGATGAGTCATCAAGTAGTTTAGCGTCTCCTAATTCTTCTTGACTTACAATATTAATTTTTAAAAAATTACGTACACATCGAACAAATGCTCTGTTTTCAGCAATTGCAGCTAAAAAGAATCTTGCAAAGCTTTTCGTATTATTTAATGTGGCATCAGCTAGAGATTCGAAAACAATTTCTTTTCCACCAGTTTCATAATTAGGAAGCCAAGTTATTCTACAACTTGTTGCGAAATAATTCTCAGAGGCTGCTACTACTTTATATTCTACACTTGTGTATCCACGAATTTGGGCAAGCTCTTTGATTCCACCCAAAAGAATAAGTAGATCTTTATCTTGAAGTTTAGAAACATCTGTTTCTTGTGTCTTTTGTCTATTTGGTACAAGATGTTCAGTCTTTACCATTTTACGCCAATTAATACTTCCATCATCATTAAAAATATAATTAAGACTCTTGTCTTCAATAAGACCGTATTTATTTCTTGTTATAAGATTTGGTGGTACCACTTGAATAGGCTCTTCGTTTTTTTGAGAAACAACTACTGTTTCAAACAATTCCGAACTGCCAATTGAAATCGTATTTTCTTCTGTTTTAATTTTAGGACTCATTTATAGATGATAACATCATTTAAAAATTTAGTCAATAGTAAAAATATAAAAACTTTCCAATTCTTTGTATAAATCCCCATCATTCTTAAAATCAAAAGATTCATTTACATTTGCTGAATAGCTTTGATTATTTTTATAACTTTGGAAAGATGGATACATTTTACCTTTACTTAATAAGATTTTGGCTGATTTAAATCTTAAATTTTGCTTTTCAAAAGATTCTATAATTTTTTTATTATCTTCTAAATTTTTTATGTTTATATTACAAAAATCCATGAGATCTAATTTATATTTTTGCACTTCTTCTTCTTCTATAAATGATATTATAGAAAACTTTATACCATTATTTCTTAAATTTTTAATAAAATCTATATCAAAATTTGAATTTTTATCAAATATAAAAAATACAGATAAAATATTTTTCTTAAATTTTATTAATTGATTTATATTTATGGGTCTATTTGTTAGAATATTTGTTTTATATAAAGATAGAATATTGAATAAGTACTCTTCATTAAACACATAATCCATTCTTACGTTAGCGATATTTATATTGAATTGTGATAAATCTGGAATATGGTCTGGAATAATTTCCAATGCTCTTAAGTGATATGCGTTTCCAAAATATACAGATTTTTGGTTTACCTTTTCTTTTAAATCTAATTTATTTAAAACCGAATTAATTATTTCTTCTGGTTTAATGAAATTAATAGTCTTTGGGTTTTCGATTGCTGCGTAAGATGGTTTTTTATTTTTTAAATCAGAAAAAATTAAATCATAATCTTTAGGATTAGACCAGTATGGACCAGATTGATTTGGATACATATTGCAATATAGTGCTACTATTTTTTTATCAAAAGCAGATGCTAAATGCACTGGTAAACTGTCTACTCCTAAATGCAACATTGAATTCTGTATAATATAAGCTAAGTTATTGAAGTTAGTCTGTCCTTGCGTTGGGTAGCAAAGTGGTAGAGGCGCATCATCTTTGCCACCAATTTGTACGATATTTATATTATATTTATTTAATATGGGAGCTAAATTAAAAATTACTTCCTCCCAATAATCATATTCTCTAGAAGCAAATTTTCCCTTTGGATGTATAGTAATATATTTATCAAATGGTAATGGAAAAAACTCTTGATTAATATATGGTTTTGAAATTGGTACTCCGCAATTTAAAGCGTATTGTTCTAGAATGTGCATATTATATATTAAAATTTTTAATATTAAAATCTATTTTATCTTTACCATTATGTAGATAGCTCAACATTCTTTGAGTACCAAAATGTGGAAGAAATGCCATTTCAAAGTAACCTTCATGATCACCAGCACCCTCAAGCCACATCAAATTATCCATTTGTTGAATATATGGTATTATTTTATGAATATATTCATTTCCATTTAAAATAGAGAAATATTCTTGTTTTGTTGCGAAGTATATATTATATTGTGGATAAGTATTTTTTAAAGAGGGTAGTAGGCTAGTTGCCATAAATACGTCTCCAGCACTCTCTGGCATTACTATTAGAATTCTTTTTCCTTTATCATTTGGATCTAGAATGTCTTCAAATGGAACTTGTTTACTTTTATTTAAATCATCAAAAGCTACTTTTCTAAAATAACTTTCGATATCAGATCTTTGCATACCTTTACTTATTTGATCCATCCAATGTTTAAATCCAGAATCATTTTCATCAATATTTTTTAAACATAAAATGTTATGATACAACGATAAAATCCATTCTTTATCGTCTTTAAAATTTTCTATAATTGCATTTGGATTTTTTTCTACTTGTGCAAAATTAAAATCATAGTTTATATTTGGTGCAGAATCTATAAAAGATTCAATTTGTCCACCAACGCTTTCTACTGAAAAGTTTTTAATAGTCCATTCTCTAGCTTTTTTGCCCATTTCAATTTTTTCAGACTTTGGCATTTTATATACTTTATTTAAATTTTTAGCTATTGAATGGGGATATGTAGACGCTTTTCTGAACTCTGTTCCATGCTCTCTATATTCTGACCACTCTAATGGTATGGATGCTGCTTCTTTCTCGCACATTTCTTCTCCACAAGAATAATCTGTAACAAGAGTGATTAATTCTGTTAATTTTGCTTCTTGAATTGGGATTTCTTGTCCACCGCTGGTAAATGGGTGACAATAAACATCCATTAGATTATATACTTCATTTAGTTGTTCTTCTGTGACTCCAATCGAAACATTTGTAGTTATTTGGCTTTTTTCTGCTCCACAAAATTTACAATTTAAATCTTGACCAGTGAAATTTTTAATTTCATACTCTCCGCAATTCCTACAAATATAAGTTGTTAAAATTTCAGCTGGATTAACATTCAATTCTTGACATAATTTATGTATATTCCATCCTTCTCCCCAATGGGTATGGAGAAGTAAAAATGTATTATTGATTTGTGGATTTTCTTTTTTCCATAAAGCGTATCCCTCTAAAAGATTAGGGACACTTTTCCTAAGTTGATTTCTAAAAACAAATCCTATAATAAATGCATCTTGCGGTAAATTGTATTTATTTCTTATTTTTTTTCTATCAAAATCTGATAATCTGTAAAAATCTTTCGATTCCAAACATCCATGAATTGTTCTAACATGTTTATGCCCCATATTATTCAATGCTTTAGTAGCGAAATTACTCCAAATCCAATAATTTTTTACTTTTCCTGCGCAATTTATTGCTGAATCTAAAATTGGAAGTGAATCTAAAGTCGTCCATATTACTGAATTAATTTTATCAAACCAAGGTTTATCTATAGCAAAATCAACTCCCCAAATATCCTGCACGGCAATATAAACATCTGGTTTCTCTTGTTCTATTATTCTATCTAAATAATGCGCTCCATAGCTAGCCATTCGAGCCATATGTGGATCTCTATTTAATTGTTCAAGTTCTTGGGGATTATCTGGAAGCGAACCAAAACTTTTCCATGGAGTTCTTTTTAATTCTGGATGACTCCAAGTCATTCCACACGCATAGTGAACTAAATCATATTTATTTGAATTATATAAATACTTTAAGAGAGTTTTTGCACTTCTTCCGAAGCCAGTTTTGGCAAGGGAAAAATCAGTTTGTATTAAAACTTTTTTCTTTTTATTCACCAAAGATCGCCTTCTGCTTCTACATTTGATGTTGCGTCTGTAGATTCAGTTTTCCTATTCTTCAATCTTTTAATATTTTCTACTTCTTGTTGATGAAATGTTGAATGTAGTGCGAATTTTAAAAATTCTTTAATAAGTGAAGCTTCATTGAAATAAAATCCAATTAAATAAGATTGTTTATTTTCACTATTTTGCTTGTCCTCTTTATTGACTGAATAAGAATACCCTACTTGTTTATCATCTTTAATATATGGACAGAATTTAATTCTTGTAGTTTGTTTCTCAGAGGTATGATAAGCAGAAAATTCTACATTTCTTTCGATTGCGTCTAAAATCCCAGCCGCTTCGGTTAGAGAGAATTTAATTTTAACGCTTTTACTTGGGTTATTTTGATTCTCTGAAAATGAACCTATTTTCTTAGCATCGTTCCAAGAAGATTGTTTGATTAATGATCCCCATACAGAGGCATCTTTTGTATTTACTGTCAAGCTGTTCCAGTATTCTTACTGTTTGGTTTATAGAATGAAATCATATAGCTTATATTATATCAAGTATAATTAAATGTCAATTATTTTTATCAATTTTTTTTAAATCATTTAATTTCATATATATTTGATGATCTTGAATTGCTATTAAATCTCCAAATATACAATCATCTCTTTTTGAGCCTTTTGCTATAACAATATTGCCTTCTTCAAAAGCTTTATTATTTAATAATTTATTATTTTCAATATTATCATTAAATATTAATACGCTAATTGATGATGTTTCATCTGATATCTTTAATCTCACGTATCTGGTTTTCTTTTCGTTTTTAGATACACCAGTATAAACTTCTTCAATTTGACCTACAAAGGCAACTTTGGCATTAATTTGCTCGTCAATAACATCGTTTATATACTTAAGATTTTCTCTTTTTTCAGTAAAAATATCTCTTAGATTCTTATTGTAAGTATATCCCAAAAGCTTCTTTTCATAATACCAATTTGCAAAACTTTCACTTTTACTATTTTGATTATATATTTGAAGATATGGTTCATATTTAGTCTTAATAGTATTTAATCTTGCATCTTTAATAACTACATTACCCTTCTCATCAGTAAATTTGTTGAGATGTTTAATGATTTTAATCAAATCATAATCAAATTTTTCAGCAAATGAAATAGAATATTTCTTTTCTTTAGCAGTTAAAATATTCCATAATTGAGCTTCTAATACGATTTTACTTCTAGACTGGTTAAAACCGCTTAATGCTCCAGCTTGAATTAACGATGACAGAACTCCAATATTAAGATTAGCTTCTTCTGCTGCTTGGAATATTTCAAATTTATTAGAATATTTATTTCTAAAACTATTAAGCTTTTCAATCGACTTATCGCTAATACCCTTGATTGACAATAAACCAAATCTAATGTCTTTGTCTTCTATTGAGAAATCCATTTGTGATTTAATAATATGGGGCGGAAGAAGTTTGATGTCAAATTCATGCATCTCTTTTTGAATCTTGGAAATTTCGCCAATTGGGTCTGGCTCATTTCTACTCATCTTTAATAAAGATAAAAAGAATTGCTGTGGATAATTAAATTTTAAATAAATTGTAACTGCTGCTAAAGCTGCGTAAGCCAACGAATGACTTTTATTGAAAGAATAATTTGCTGAATCTTCTAGAATTTTCCAGAGAATTTCTCCTACTTCTTTTGGAGTTTTATTTTCTTTAATCTTCGATTCAATCTTTTTCTTCCATGCTTTAATTTCTTCAGTTTTCTTTTTACCTACGATCCTTCTTAAGATTTCTGCCTCGTCAAGAGTAAAGCCAATTTTATGAGCCATCTTCATTAACTGTTCTTGATATAGGGCTACTCCACCAGTTTCTTTTAGGATCTCATCGAAAAATGGATGAATACTCTCTGATTGTTGATAATTGGTATGCGCAGCATATTTGTCAACAAATTGTAGTGCTCCAGGTCTTGCTAAAGCTAATACTCCACTAAGTTCTTCAAGATTTTTTGGTTTTACTTTTTGGCAAACTCTGAAATTAGTTTCTGCTTCAATTTGAAATAATCCATGCGGTGATCTTAACTCTTGTAAATTTCTATAAATAGTTTCATGATTTAAATCGATATCTTCTACTTTAATTCCTATATTTTTACAAACATCATCAACTACAGAAACGCTTCTTAAGCCTAGAATGTCAAGTTTAATATTAAATATGCTAACCCAATTCATATCAAAACTAGAAACTGGTTCTTTATCAGAAGAAAATTCCGTGGGACATACTGTTTCTAAATCATAATAAGAAAGAAGAACTCCCGATGGATGAACTCCTTTGTTCTTGATTAAATCTCTTAATTTTAAAGCAATTTGAAATGTTTCTTTATTTTCATCGCACCAATCTTTAAATTTTTCTACTTCTTCATATGCAACATTGATATCCTTAACTTGACCATAAACTTTAGGAATTAATGAAGAAATATTAGTCATCTCTTCTTCACTTTTTTCACCTACAATCTTGCCGCATTCTTTAATAAGCAATTTACCACTAAGAGTATTTAATGTTAAAATTTTACTTGTTTTACCTTTAAATTTTGTTTCTAGATATTGAAGTACTTTTTGACGATTATAGTAACAAATATCAAGATCTACGTCGCACATTAAACTACCATCTAAGTATGTTATTCCTTCGATAACCTGCTTTTTAGCCCGAATCTTGGATATAAATCTTTCGAAATAAAGGTCATATTTTACTGGATCAATTCTAGTTACTCCAATAAGATATAAAATTAATGATCCTGCGGCCGAACCTCTACCTAATCCTACTGGAATATCGCTAGTCTTACAAAAATTGATAACATCCCAAACCAATAGAATATAATCAATAAATCCTAATTCTTTTAATGTATCTAGTTCATATTTAGCTCTATCAATATACTTTTTGTAATCTTTATTACTTTTATCTATGTTTAATTTTTTAAACCCATTTAATGCTAATGCTCTTAAAAAGTCATAATTGGAAACATCTTCACTAATATTTAAATGCCTCTTGAGAGATGAATCTATCGAAAACTCTGGAAGTCTGACTCCATGCAATCCTAAATCTGTATTATCAAATTTATCTGAAAATATTTTATCGTCTAAATGTTTATTCATCTGAATCATCTTCTTGTTCTCTTTCTATATTATCTATTTCCTTATTAAATACATCTAATCCAGTTGCTAGTATCTTCATTGAAGTTTTATCTTTTAAAGAAAAGAAAACGTCAGCTTTACCTTGTTTCTTTCCTTTGGTTACAGTGATAAGAAGATAATCAATATTATTGTCTTCTAATTTTTGTGTCATATCATATACGTCGTCTAATGATGCCATATTATACCTCTATTTGCCATTTCAATTTATTCCATACTTTTAAATTTAAGTCAAGATCATTAATTGCATCATGAAGTTTTTCGTAGTCATGTTCAATTCCATTTTCTTTACCTAACGCAGTTAAAGAACTTTTGACTCCCTTTTTTCTTGTATGATAGATTTTGTATTGATATTCAATAAGATTTTCTTTTGGGTTGTATGGTATTCCATATTTGATACCTCTTGCGACTGTATTTGTGTCAATAAATTTATTAACAAGATGTTGTGAAGAACATCCCATGTATTTATAATACTCTTTAATAAGATAAATATCAAATCCAAGAGTATTGTGTCCAACTATATAGTCTGCATTATCTAGCCAATCCTTAATTGTTGCAAATATTTCTTTTGGGTCATATCCTTCTTTTTGAACTTTTTTATGATCGTATCTTGTAATTCTTGCTGCGTCTTGACTAATCTTCAAATCCGTTTGCCATTTCAAATAAAAATTCTTTTGATCTATTTTTTTATCACCTTGAACTTTCAACATAGCTATTTGCCATGGAATGTTATGACAGAAATTAAGACAAAGATTAAATGTCTCGCAGTCTATAAAGACTAAAGTTTTTTTCTTATCGTATCTTAAAAGATGTTCGTCCATATTAGAAATCAAAAGGATCTGGTTGTTGTCCTAAATTTTTAAGCCAATTAATATATTGATATTCATTATATTTCTCCCACTTATTTCCTTTAGAAAGATTGTATACTATATAATAACTTAAATTTTTTAAAAAAGCAACAATATATACATCTACATTAAGACAGTTCGCCACATGTGTTATCGTATATTTTTGAGTATCTCTTGTTTCAAATCTATTAATAATAGCTTTAAAGTAATTTGGTCCAGGAATTTTATCGTCATCTATACGGGTCATTTCTAAAACTGCGACTGGTTTCATTTGGCCATCAATAATTCTCCATTCAATCTGATCTACGTCTGTAGTATAGAGTTTATTTAATTTATATTTCCATAACCTATAATCTATTAATCTGTCTTCCCTATCGTCTCTTTGACGAGTCTTGCCACCGAAATTATTTACTTTTTTCTCAAGAGTTTTCATTTTTCCAACTTTCAAAGCAAAATTCATTGCTACTCATATGTTCTATTTCTGGTTTATTCAACACGCTTCTATTGTTAATGCATCTAAATGTAAGATATGTTTTAAAATCTTTCCTAGAATTGTAATAAATACTTTTAGTATTAAAAATCTCTAGTTTATTCTCTTTAGCAAATGATAGCATTTTATCTTTGATTATTAAATCAAAAGGTAAGTCATTATTTTCTATAAAGATAACTGGTTTTGTAAAATCAAATTGAGGCACGCAAATGCTATTTTTTAAAGTATTGTTGAATATAAAAGAATCGTAAAATGGGATAGCTAGAATTAAATCATCTGACCAATTTTGTTTTAAAATAGAGTAATCTAATCTAGGCTCGTAATAAAAACCATCTTTAGCAGCAGTGCTAAATAATTTTGTTAATGATTCGTATCCTTTTTTATTCTTAAAAAATAGGATTATTTTTGAATTTTTAGTTCTTGATTCGTCTGTTTTATCGTTCATTGATTCTGTGACTGAAATTCTTAATCCATAATTCAACTTAATATTGTTATTCTTGCAATTTGTATAAGCCTCAAGAAATGATGACATATTATCTTCTACTAGGAATATCTCTTTTAATTTATTTTGTTTAGCTATTTGAATAATAGAATCTGGATATTCATCTCTTTCAGACTTATCCTCTAGAGTAAGAATAGACCTTCCTAAAGAATAATGAGATTTAAACAAGGGTATCATTTTTACCAATATAACAAGAGTTTACAAATATATCAATCTAAAAATTCGTCTTTGGAGTTATCTTTAGAGGAACTGGTTTGAAATTTTGGACATCCTTCGTATTTTCGAGTTTCTATTTTAAATCCTTTAATATCTTTAAAATTATCTTCTAGACTAGTTTCTACTATTTCGCCTTTGTCGTTTACTTTAACATAATATGTATATGGATCTTTATATGGACACTTCCATCCTCCAACTTGGCACATCCATTTATTTTTTACGCTATCAACTGCA